GATGGTCAGAAGGTGAAGATGGGTGAAAAGCCTGCAGTGGCTCCCTTCAAGATGCCCGAGACCTTTTCAGGCGGAACATGGGAAATCTTGATGCAGTTTGGCAAGATCGCGTTTACGATCATAATGACCCTACTTTGGGTGTTTAGCATTGTTGCTCCGTATCGGCTGTTTGTCTTGCAAAACAAGCTGATCCTTGCGTATGTCTTGACCGCATTGGCGATTCTCATTCCCTACTCCGGATTGATCACAACACCAGTAGCACTTGCATATTTCAAGTATATGTCCATGAAGCCCGCACCAAAAGTTGTTCCCGCTGTAGTATAATGTTCCATCTCCAGTGGATTGTAGGCGGGATCATCATAGGTATGTTGATTGCCTGTATCATTGTTCCGCCTACGCGTAACGAGGTTGCCGTTCCCTCTCCCCACGACAAGGACGTCTTTCATACCGACACGGGTTGCGTTCGGACTCATGCAATCGAGGTTCCATGTGGAGCCGAAGCGGATTCCTTCAATCTACTCGCAAGTCTCAACAAGAAGTAATGCTCGACATCACAAAATCACTTGAACGCGCGGGTCCCTTTTTCTCTTTTGTCATCGGGCTTGGGATCTCCGTGCTTTTGTTCCATCGTAACTATGCAACCTATCGTATTCTCGGGGTGCCGTTGGAGGATGTAGAAGACAAGACAGTCAAGGTTGATGGAAAATGCTACAAGTATCGCGTGGAAGATGCAACTTGTGAAATCCCGTCTCCTTCATAAACAATGGACGATTCAACTTCACTGGACGCCCTACTCCCTTCGCCTCAGCTCCCCCAATCTATGCCTCCCATGCATGGTGTGTCTGGATCCGATCATATCCAGCGCACACAGATGTCTCCCTCGTTCAAGCCGTCTCTTCCCATGATGCGCATGATGTGGGTCAACCTGACCTTGTATATTTCCTTCTTCCTGGCTACGGTAATTTTGTCGCTGTCAGCTCCTCGTGACCTCCTGCTCCGCTACATCCCGAATGCATACACATCGGGTGGGGTTGTGTCTTGGCAGGGTGCTGGCGTTTTGGGTGCAGCCGCAGTTATTGTGTCTCACCTACTGAACGTCTTCCTGCTGAGCTTCCTTGGTTAAAATGGATCTACACTGAAGCTGTGCCTGTAAAGTAGACAAGATGCCTATCATCGGAACTAAGGATTGCAAGCACATCATGGGTTCTATCAATCGGGGAAATGAGTATCGGAAAAACTGTGCAGACCAGTTGTTTGAGGAGTTTCGCGAGTATATTGAGTCAGCGTCTCCGGTAAAGACATTTGCGAAGGCTCTCTTCAATCGTAAGCCTCCTATCATTCACATTCCGAACATTCCTCGGTGTATCACGACGAATAATACTGAGGTAGATGACGTCGATAAGTTGAAGCTTATTAGTGAGTATAATATTATCGCCCGCCTTGAGAGGCACATTGGTCATGTTAAGATTAATTGTGAGTATACCGGCTACTCAATTCTCACACTTACAGTGGAGTTCGTGCCAAAGGTGGTCAATAATCCCGAGGAGGAGCAGTCTGTAGATCTCCCTACAGTCGATGATGAGGAGCGTGAGACCATGGATGATCGTATCCTCCGTAAGGAGACTTCCTGGTAAAGTAATAATGTCAACACCCCAACATTGCAACGCATGTAGCGTATATATTTATGATGTCCTGAACTGCGATCTTTCAAGTCAGGACATTTATTACGGTTTTTACAATTTCAAGGCTGTAAAAAGAATTCTACCAGAATTGGTCCGAGAGTTTCAGAGGATCGCATCCGATCATCATTACGAGGTATTTGATACACCCGATCCCCGTCGGTCAATGTTCATTGTCACTCGGTTGACTGAGGAAGGGCTTGTGAAGAGAACAGGAATGACCTTTCATGGAACTCTTTCAAGAGGCAAGCCACATCAGATGGCGTTTCATTGGGTGAATCAGTATTTTCGAAGATTGTCGGGTCTACAGATGATTCATTATGAACATTCGGGTGGTATTGTTGAAGCTCCACTGCCGAAACTTGACCTAAAAACTCTTTTGAGATATTTAGATGCAGGTCACATCTCTCCAGAGAAAATGGAAATGTATCTTAATGAGTATGATGTATATAGTAAAGATGGATAACGCATCGACCAAAAATCTATACATGGTGCTGGAAGTCAAAATCATTGAGCTTGAGGAGCGTATTGAAGTATTAGAGGCAGAGGTTGCACGACTCAAGTTTCTCGCACTTCCGAAGGATATGAGCCTGAAAGACCAATACAAGGCCTTGGAGGAGCACAAGAATACACCCATGACGTATTCAGAGATGCGCGAACGTTTCGGTTAAAGACAAGTCGGCTTAAATAAGTAATGTTCCTGCGACCTGTATATCTACAGCAACCGCCCGCATGGTTTTATCCACGCATCTTAGTTGGAGCAGGTGAAATGCTCTCACAGGGTTTTTCACGTAAATATGGAATTACCCATGTCATCAACTGTGCATTTCCCGAGGATTCTCCGGTTTGGTTCAGGCGTGCATTTCCGGATCGGTATGTATGTCTGAGTGCACATGACACACTACAGTCTAACATTTTGGATTGGTATCCTAAATTTGAAGAGACATTAACGGCCTTTTTGCGTGCTCCTGGTTCGGGAACTGTTTTTGTCCATTGCCAATGTGGAATTAATCGTTCTGCTTTCTTGGCGCTGACCTATAGCACGACACATTTCAATATGCCGTATGAATCTACCTTCGTAGCACTCAAACGCCAGCGACCGTGCATGTTGACAAATCCGGTCTTCAGGAAGCAGACTGAAGAGTTTGTAAATGGACGTGTTCCGAATTCGCAAGACCCGGGACGTGGGGACGAGCGGATCATCAATGGGGACACTGGACTCTGTGCACCAGGAGCAGGTCCAGGGTTTGCGGGATTCGGGTGCTAAACAAGAGGAACTAAAAACCCGGATCGCTGAACTTCAGGGTCAACGTGAAACACTAAGTGCCTCGAATGAGATCACAGATATTGTGAGGTGTTCGCACGTGGATTCGCAGATTCGCGAGATAGAACAGGAACTTGCTCAGTCCAATCCGGTGGAGGAGTACTACATGAAAAACATGGATATCTTACTTGACTATTATGGAAAACAGGATGCAACTTCAGCTCCATCCGCTCCACTCCTCAAAGATGCCAATACGTTCCTTAAATTCTTTGTCGCAAATGTGCCCATGACGGATACTGGATTATCGAAGAAGCAGATGTTTGACGAGTATGTCACCCGTATGAAGCTGACGAACGGTCCGGAAGCTACTCAGTTGCTCACGGAACATTGTGTTGCTTGCAACACGGCGCGGGAAGAGATCAGCTCGGAAGGCATTCTTGTGTGCCCGAGTTGCGGGTCGGAGGAGTATGCGTTGGTTGTGTCGGATTTCCCAAGTTTCCGCGATCCACCCAAAGAGCGGAACAACTACGCCTATAAGAAGATTAACCATCTCAATGAGATCCTTAATCAATTCCAAGCGAAGGAATCGACCATTATTCCCGAAGAGGTTATGAATGAGGTGATTCTTGAGATCAAGAAGCGTCGCATTGATAATATTGCTGATCTATCGGAAGAGGACATTCGTCAGATTCTGAAGAAGCTGGGGCGATCCAAATACTACGAGCACCGTGCTCACATCCTGAGCCGGTTGAATGGGAATCCGCCTCCGACCATCACCCCTGAAATTGAGGAAAAGGTCCGGGCAATGTTCCAGGAGATTCAGGCACCGTTCTTGCTCTACTGTCCCAACGACCGCACGAACTTCCTGTCGTATTCCTACATCCTCTACAAGTTCTTTGAGTTGCTGGATCTGGATGAGTATAAGGTTTTCTTTCCGTTGCTGAAGTCCCGTGACCGCCTGATCGCCCACGATCAGATCTGGAAGAAGATCTGCGACTACCTAAACTGGGAATTTATTCAGAGCGTGTAGTAATGGAGGAGATCCCCTACACGAGTCTCGTTCCGGGACTGAAATATACGATTCTCAGTGAGTATGAAGACGGTGACCTGGGATACGACGTCGACGCACCCTACACGGGTGTCTTTGTGTCCCGAAGGGGACTATACACTACGTTCAGGGACGTTAAGAGTAGCAACGGGGAGGACCAGCCAGGTGGGTTGGAGTTTGGACGGGAGCATTACTACGTTCAGGACGCAATACAAAGGGGTCGTGACCTCACAGCTGTTAAGCGACTGGGAACATCTAAGAATCTTCCCGAGGATGTAGAGTCTGTGATAGGATCATTCATCACCAATAAGAAGGGATCAACCAATGCACAGATGGATAAACTGAAGCAAGACAGCGGTATATCATTGGCACCCCGGGCTGGACGTCGCAAGACCAAGGTGACAACTAAAAAAGAAGCTAAAAAGACATGTTCTCCTGGTTATGAGGTCTACAACTTCCGTAAGACTCGGAAGGGTGTATTCTATGATTGTGCACCGAGGCGTAAAACTCGTCGGTCTACTCGCGGTCACTAGGCAGACTCATCAGACCATACAACACACCAAAAAACACAAGGGTATGAAGCATGAACCCAAACGCCGTAGGGCACCCGTTAACTGCGACACCCGCGATCAACGAGTTCACGAAGCGAAAGGTAACCGGATTTGCCACAAGGAAAAAGGCAAGAGTGGAATACAACGAATACTTAAACTTCAATCCTTCAGACTTGACGGCCATTTATCTTTTATTGAGGAGTTAAGAAACTGGCTCGAGCTTAACATCTGCGATTGTTGTCACTACTACTGGTTTAACTTCAGGATCGGTCAATGGAATCACTTCAAGAGTCTTTTCAATTTCTATCATGGAAGATTTTACGCGAATCATATCTTTTTCACACTCTTCCCACTTACCCCAGCCATACGAAATGATCTGACTGTGCTGATTGTGATAATAGAATGTCAAGAATGGTTGACCTAAGCAGGTAGTTCCCATACTAACATTTGCAAGGGATGGAATGTGAATAACTTGTTGATGAATACGAACAAAGCGAGGCATTTTAACTATGACTACGATTTGTTTGACTGTATGTAATCCATTTTAGAATATTTCAAAAGAAGTGACCACTGCTACCTTACCTTGCTTACCATTTATAGACCATGTATCCCAGTTATGAATGTGTAGAACTTCATTACCACCAATCTTGTGAAAGGCAACCTCTGCGTGTTCAGGACAGGAAGTGTAGACAATCCATGGTCCATCCTCTTCAATGTACGGAAACTCATTAAGAATATCCAGTGACCAATGGTTTCCAACTTCTGTAATTGTTCCTGACTCTGTATACCTAAATCTTCTTTCACGAGTTACAAAACCAAGCACTTCATCACTAGGATTATCAATTAGTTCCTCTTGAAGTTCGTTATTAGACCCGGAATAGGGTAAAATCGTAAACCCAAGATCATTACCTCTGCAAATTAGTTTAGCCATCTAGTATACATATTAAAAAACGGTATGCGTGTAATCTGTTTTACTCCGTCATTTCTTTGTAATAGAGTAATAAATGGATTTCTATGTGTTGATGTTCTGGGCGGGTATTGTGATTCTGATTGGTTCTCATGTCCTGCTTTTTAAGTCTATGCCCCAGCATTCAACCATCGCACTCGTTGCCACTGCGTTGGTCTTTGTCGGCTCCAAAATTGGACGTGAGTTTCTTGGACTTTGATTCAATCGCCAACTTCACATGAAGTTCGTCTAATGTCGTGACAATCGCAATGTTCTCAATCGTAATATCCTCTCTCCACAACTCATATGCAAACTGATACAAACGAGCTTTGACGGCTGTCCGAGTTCGTTTGTGCTCTTCCGCAACCTGCTTTAGAGTCATCCCATTCTGCAACCACTGAATCATCTTCATCTCTTCCGCTTCACTCCAATATTCACCTGATCGAGACATTCTAGTTAAAAATTGATTTGTTGGTGTGATTGTATCCATTTTAGAGATACACTGGCTCATCCTCCCCATTCTTCTCAAGAATATTGAGGCGCTTGTCAAACTCTTTGAGCAGATCACGAATCTCCTTCAGAACTGTCATTGGCGTCTCATTTGTTACTTGGGGGAATATAGCGTTAATCTTGACTTGCTTGTTTTTGACCCTTTCCTCTTGTTTCTTCTTTGAATTTTCAAGCGAACGTGCGCTTATACGCAATGAATTTTCAATGGAGGATATGGGCGCATTAACGATTTTTGATACTTCCTCAACCGGAGTTCCTTTTCCAACTAGATCCCTTGCAATAACCATTTGACGAGAACTAATACCTCCAGTAGTTCTCTCAAAATGTAGTGCACACTCCTCTATCGTCGTATTTTCAGACAATAGATGAAGAAGTTCGATGTCAAGTTCTGGTGTCCAAGGGGTTCCTGCATTCTTAGGCTGTGGTTTATTACTGGACTGAGGCATTTTAACCACCTTACTATAACTTTGTCTAAATCAAATCCATTTTAATATACCTTGGATTAGCCTAGCAATAATTTATAACCTTCTTTCGGAACGTTTAAAGGGTAGATTTTTGTTACTTATACTTCCTCCCCATGCATTAGGAATAGTCTTTGATAGAATTGAACGTCTCTCAGTATACTTAGTGTATTGTGGATTTTGATCACAGAAATCTTGAAATTCATATATATTTGTGAACTCTATAAACTGAGTTTCATTATTTATACTTATATAGTATCTGGTAACACTGTCTTGATAGTGTGGGATTGAAGAAATTACTTGATACGGCATTTTATGTAAAAAGATTATATTAGTGGGTTAGAGATCCGTTTTAGAGCGAATCAGATCGTTCCCGGACCTCAATGTCTCTAAACTCATCGTGCATCCATGAACCAGATGCATGTCCGCTGAATCGCGACATGTTTGATCGAAGTCTTGTGTCTTCTAGACTTCCGTATACATAGGTTTCACCTACAATCGTTCCGTTAGTAAACAGACGTTCTAATGCCCACGCAGTCGCCATTTCATCTGTGGGTTCCATTGGATTTCGTGGTGGAGGAGGGCTTGGAATATACGGATGACTATCGCGAGCCATAAGGATAGCTTCATCTACATTTCCAGCACTGAATCGAAGTTCTTGTATTGCACGATTTCGTGTTATACCTGCTTCTTGGATTACTTGTGTGATTCGACCTTCAGTAGTAAAGGTATACGGTGCAATACGGAACCATACAGCTTGTGAATGATAAATTTCTCGTTTTGGGAGTGGATCTGGGCGATTGAGTTCAATGTCGCTCAAAGCATGACGACACATAGGGCAAGTGGACGCATCTGTAGTCCATTTAGTTAAACATTTAATGTGGAAGGAGTGAGAACAACTCAGAATACAGCAACCTGTGGTCTGATCAATAGTTTCGTAGCAAATAGGGCAGTCTGTCATTTTGGCACACGATCTAGATATAATTGACCAAATCAAATCCATTTTAGTTACCAGGCATTTTTTTTGACTACAAACTATAATGCAGATTAGGAACGCGAATCCGATCGCAGTGGATCTTCAAAACATCTATATATCTAATTTTGATTCTTATCGTTCTGATGATGATGCTCCAGAGTTTAGACACGCTATCTTGAAGCTTGGTACAGATTCAACTCCCCGTTTACTTGCAGGTCAAACAGATCCTGGTTTTCAAGATGGGCCTGCTAATCAGGCTACATTTAATAAACCTATAGATGTTGTATCCTATCGTGGAACCCTGTATGTGCTTGATAGAGGAAATAATGCGATTCGTAAAGTGGACGCTCAAGGAAACGTAACTACATTTGCGAGTGCGACTGAAGGACGTGGATTTAAAGCGCCTTTTGATCGTATGTTATGTTTTACAATTGATTCAGCTGGAACGGTTTATGTAGTAGATCGCAATCCTGATGGTAGTCATGTGATTAAAATTACAAGTGCAGGAGAAGTCACTGTATTTCCAAATCTACTTAATTACTTTGTATACTCGATTGTAGTTGACGACTCTGGATTTCTTTATTCAACTTCACCTGCAAAACACTGTATTTACAGGGCAAAACTTGGAGTTGATGATAAAGCTACTGTCTTTGCAGGAAAGGAGCAACAACCTGGAATGGTAGACGCAACTGGAGAACAATCGCTTTTTAATCAACCTTGGGGACTTGTAGTTGGTTCAGATAGAAATATTTATGTTGCTGATTTTGACAATCATCGTATTCGTAGGGTTACACCTCAAGCTGTAGTGACTACAGTAGCAGGTAATGGGAACGCAATGAGAATGGATGGTATTGGAGTTGAAGCATCTTTTTACTATCCAATCTATTTAGCGTGGCATCCCCGTGATATGATTCTCTATGTACTAGAAGGTGAAGATGAAGATACTGCGATTCGTAATGTAGATGCAGATACAGGAGCAGTTGCAACTATCTATACTGCGCCTGAAGAAGAAGATAATGCCGACGATGAAGATGAAGAGCTCCCAGAGTTTCTTACACCTCCAGAATCTCCTCCTTCAAAAGACATTGAATCCGGATCAGGCGATGTCATTTCATCGGATGATATTGAAGAAGGTTCAGTTGTAGGACAGATTGTAGGTGAAGGAGGAACCATTGCAAAATCTCAGTATTACTTCCCTGCTTCATTGCAAAACTTATGGCAACAAGGTCCATCAAAGTTCACAGATCCATATACCCGAAAAAAGATTGTAGATGTAAAGTGGTATAAAGCTCACTTAGTTCCTCAAGGAACATTAGGTGGTCGTAAAAAGACCCGTAAATCCAAGAAGTCCAAGCGTAAGACATTCCGTAAGAAGAGAAAATCGTTACTTGTTTAAGCAGTAGAATACGTAATACCTTGCATACGGATCAGGGTCCTTTGGATCATCATTACCTACAATATAATAATGAGTGCGCATGAGGTGCTTCTGCAGAATACGGTAAGCATCAACCCGAGAAAGTACATAATCATCCTCCTCTCCGAAAATTGTTGACCAATCTAGCAGAGGCCAATCAAACGCTTCAAGGTTATCAATATCTAGAATGGGTCGAGGTGTCATCTCCTCCTCCATTATGTTTGTTGCGTGAAATCTGTTTTAGAGACTGGACTCTAAGTAGACGTATGGAGCAGTTCTATGAGCGTTTTAAGCAATATGATCGGAATGTCAAGGTGCAAAAACTGGAGCAGATTGTCCACTTGTTTCGGTCCAATCAAGCGCACCAGCATGCAGATGCATTCTATGATTTGAAAAATTGTTATCCTTCGTTCCCCTTTTTTAAGAACGATGAGGAGTTTAGGGTGTATTTAGCTTGGTTACGTATTTATGATTTACCGCCTCATCCGGTGATGGCTCATGTTCTCACTCAAATTTGAGATTTGCGATGATCGCTGGATACAGCGTCGCATACTCAGATGCCCACTTCGGAACCCGCTTGAACGGCTTGACATTCTTATACTCGTAGATGACCTTGTCATCCATCTCCTTGGTCCGCTTCTGGCGTTCCGGCTCCTTCACCTCGGGACCGATGCGCATCCCGCTCTTCCAGGCACAGAACTCATCGGTTCCCATGCGAGCCAGAACCTGCATCGTGCGCATGGTCCAACCCATTGACATTCCCGAGTGCCCCTCATACTTAATATTCTTGTAGATCGCCCTGAGCTCAGGTCCATCTCCATACATATATCCTCCCTCGCCCGGATCGGTCTTCATGAACTCCCACATCTGTGCTGTCTCGATGGCGTTCTCTGCATCCTGCAGCATTTCGTTCTCGTGCTCCGTAAATCCGATAGAAACGTAGTTGAGAGGCATTTTGATCACAGGTAATGTAAAAATTGTTTGTTAGATCAAATCCATTTTGGACGCTTAGAAGCCGTATCGCATCTGCACATCGAGCTTGCGCAGATCAGCCTCATCCCAGTCCTCCAACGGATTCTCGCGTTCGTCCTCGAGGCACCCGCCGGGTCCCATGTGTCCCTGCTGGTTTAGGACGTCATCGCGACATCCCCAGCACCTCAACTCGCGAAGGCGCTTCTCCTTGGTCATCCACAACAGGCGCCAGTCGTCCACCTGCCGAGAAGTCATTCCGCCGGAATACAGCTCTACCTTCTCCTTGATCTTCGCGATCTGCTCCTCCAGCTCCTGGATTTCGAGCCACTCCGCCTCCTGCTCACTGAGGATCGGAGACACTGGCAGAGGAGGCATGTCCTCACAGTCACGACAGAGCGACTGACTGCGCCAGTACTTGTTCTTGAACTCACGCTTGCAGTTGGTGCAGTCGTAAGTGTTCCCGTCATACGGACCCTCGTTGGTGTATCCGTAGTACAGCTCGCATGACTTGCACATCGGCGAGTGGTGGCACTCACAGTTGTGGCGATCCTTCCACTCGAACCGAACCGGCTGATACTGCGGGCACGCAGGATCGTCCTGATCGTTGCAGACGAGGATCCCCCGATCGAACTCTCCAGAGCACACATGCTCAACCGGCGAGCACGGAGGAGCCTCATCGGTTCCGAACCGATCCACCCAGCAGTGAGAGCAATATCCGTTTGCTCCCACATACATGTCCATCCCGCATCCGGGACACTCACTCGTCTCATATGAGACCGAGTCGTCTAGTCCCCCCACCAGGGGGTTGTGCTCTAGACAGCACGGGGCTCCGTAGGTTGCAACCTTCTTGTCGCACGTGGCATCGTAGCAGTAGTAGGTGATCTTGTTCATGTTGGAAGTCATTTTAGTAGTAGTTGTGTTCGCGCCCCATGATCCATTTCCTAGGGCTGATCAAATCCATTTTGGACGATAGTGAAGTGTGTTCACCTAACTATCGCCCTCAAACTTTCGTTATCATTGGGACTTTTTGGTTTTATATTTACTTGCCACCCATCTTGCTCTTGAGTGCCTTCCAGGCAAACGTGGAGACCAGCGCGAAGACAACGGCGTGTGTGAGGTTGACCGTCATCGTCGAGCCACCCGGCGGGAGGCGGAGGAGGACACCGGGGATCAGGAAGTAGAACAGCGCAACAAGGAAGAGAAACTTGACGTACATTTGTTTACTTTTAGATAGGAAAATTTAAGCAGGGGGGTGCGTTCCAAGAAAATCATGGAATACATGCTTTAGTTTATCATCCAACGTATCCAAGAACACAAAGACCGCGTAGACGAAAATCATCTGCCCTCCAAACGACTCCAGGTATCCCTCCAGGGCGGTGGTAACAGGCAACACAGGAATAAACGAATGAACCATATACGTTGTCCAGAATGCGATGATCACTATAATAGAGATCTCAGCAGAGACGTCTAAGAACTGGTAGAGATTAGACTGCTTCTCCCATTCAGGTCCATACTCGGGGAATATGCGCCACAAGCACCACGACAGAAGACCACCGAGGAACACGTAGAATATCGCAATGAACACGAGGTTCACAGTGATATTGAAGATATAACCCTTGACCGGCGGGATAGTGTTGAGACCCGCGTTCTTCATTATTTACAGGGAAGATTAGAGTATACATCATATGCCAACACAGACTGTTCTTCGCACATGGGGTAAGCACTTGATTCTTGACGCCGCAAGGTGTTCACCAAAGATGATCGGATGTCCGATTGTCATTGGTAACTTTGCGCGCACGTTGGTCAAACGTATCGACATGGTTCCATATGGCGAGCCTCAGGTTGTCATGTTTGGAACCGGCAACAAGAAGGGGTATACGCTCGTTCAGTTAATTGAGACATCCAATATCACCGCTCACTTTGTGGAAGAGAACAACTCCATGTATTTGGATGTGTTCTCCTGCAAGGATTTTGATCCGGAGGTTGTTAAGGAGGCTGTGAATGAGTTCTTTGATGCTCAGAAGTTCAAGACTAAGGTTTTGCTTCGACAGGCACCGGTTGAGCAGCTACATTAAAAGTCCATGAGGCATGTTCCGGTTGTCGTACGTGTTCCATCGGGACACTTTGTAGCCTTAGGCGTTGCAGAAGGCATCGTAAAGTGTTCGGGGATAACGCGCTGGAGGACCCAGAACGCAAGGGCAAATCCGAGGAAATACAAGAGCCATTTGGAAGCGCGAGTCATTTATCTTAGAAGTAGGTTTTCTTCACCCAGTCGCGGTCGGTCTTGAACGTCTTTGCCCGGGAAGGAGACGTGGTCTTGTTGAGGACCGCAATGGCATTCAACTTCCGCAGGGTCGAGAGACGACCATAAGCACCCACGGCTTGTGCAATAGCAGCATGACGCTGACTTGCAGAATCTGTTGCAGAGTATCCCTTTGAGGCCAGATCACCCGTCTTGAGAGGACCGATCACAGCAGGTCCCTTTCCAGACGAACCGCGATCCTTGACACAGCTTGCTTTGACGCGATAGGTGGTTCCGCGCTTCAGGAGACGGCCGATGAGCGTCTTCTTCTTACGCGTAGCAATGTATCCTTCGCGACGGATCTTGCCAGGGGGGCATCCTGTTCCACCTCGAAGAAGACTGGATGACTTTATATCGTCCTCGTGCATTAATAACTCTCACTATTTTTCCGATTTGGGCACGTCGAACATCCTTGTTTGGGGGTGGGTTGTGTCTTCCAGATATACATGAAAAATATGACTAACGCAATGAGAACAACGCCGAGTATCATCATTTACTTACTTCGACAGAATCGCTTCGGCACAGTCAGAACACATGAACTCCCCCACCGAGTCATAGACCGACTTATACATAAAGTACTTGTAATCTAGACTCTTGCAGAAGACACATTCGCGCTTCTCCTTCTCAATCTCGAAGATCTTGCAGGTGTAGCGCATTCCATAGTAGCACTCGGGGCAGACTGAGCTATGACAGGTGCGACAGCCAGCGGTTTTCTTGACTCCATACGACGCGTGGCTGAGAAGCTGAGTATCGCAAATTGGGCAGATTGACGTCATTTTAACCACCTTCCCTTTCTTGATGGCAAACTAAATCCATTTTAGGTTTAAAACGGACGTGTTCAAATATAGAAAATACACCTCACCATGGGGATTCCATATTACGTCGCTTCGCTCTTGCGGACTCACAAGCATATCCAGCAAGAGGTCGGAAACACAGCTCTTGAGTGTGATGTGCTGGGTCTTGATTTCAATGCATTCATCCATACCTATCTGAAACCTGAGAACCCCATCGGAAGTATCGTAATCGCATTACGGAACTTCTTACGGGATGTTGTTCATGCGAAGAAGATTCTGATTGCGTGTGATGGGTTGGTTCCCTACGCGAAGATTGTCCAGCAGAGATATCGTCGCATGAAGAAGCCTGAACCATCCTTGTTTGACAAGAATCAGATCTCACCGGGCACGCCATTCATGGCTGAGTTAGAAGACACCTTGCGTTTCTGCTTTCCAGAGTGCATTCTGTCGGGAACCGATGAGCGAGGTGAAGGAGAGCATAAGATCTTCACGTGGTTGCGAACTCTACCCGAAGAGGAACGGCGAAACATCCTGATCTATGGAATGGATGCAGATCTGGTGCTGATTTCTGTGGCACAATCGCATCTTGGTCCGATCAAGCTGGTCCGTGAAAACAAGGATTCGGGGTATTCGACCTTTGACGTATCGGCACTTCGCCGTGTTTTGCCGTTGGATCCGGACTTGTGGGTTCAGATGTGTGTCATGTGCTTTGGTAATGACTTTATGCCGACGATTGCAATGTTCTCCCTCCGAGAAGATGGATACAACCGGGCGGTGCACTACATGAAAAAGCAGGATCTCACTTCAGCGGCAAATGATGAGAAGTCAGTCTTGATGAAGCGTGCTAAGGATACAGATCGGCATATTATTGCTCGTGACGGTCATGCATTGGAGGCCCGTATGGGTCTTCATCTCATGGACGGTGTGATTGACTGGAACAAGGTGGTGTTTGCATTCTGGAAGACCTATGCGTGGACTCTTCACTACTTCAAGACCTCCGAGGTTCTTGACTGGTGTTGGCACTATCCGTATGCAGAGGCTCCCCTTATGGAGGCACTGAATGACTTTGATGTATCGTATGCATTTGAATGGGATCATGCAGAGCCACCGTTTGGAATCAAAGAGCAACTGGATTTCATTCTTCCGGGTCGTGGAGTCTTTGAGGATGAAATGTATGAAGAGGGTCCCGATTCACGTCATGCTTGGATGAAATGCTATACATGGGAGACAGATCCGTTGATTTCACTACCATGGAATCCATCTAGCCTGCCTACGCAGATCTCTTACCTCCGAATCTGAAACCGACCTCCATTGAGACCCAAACGTGGAGCATTTCGAGTGTCAACGCGTATAGGAGATGGAGGTTCGCTATTTGCAAGTTCGAATGCCTGTCCTGGTAGCACAACTACGTCTTCAGCAATATCGGTTTCAAAGTTATTTTCACGTTTTTGAACATATTCAAATTCAATTTTTAACATTTCATTGATCTTCTTCAGTGCCGTAAGACCAGACGCATCCTGCATGGTTCGCCAGAAACGCCGAATATGATTTAGGTATGCAGCACGATAGTCCTTGGCTGGCCTAGTTTTTACGTTGTTTCGTAAGGTTTCAAAGCAAGCCGCAACGGTTGAGTGAATTGGTTTGTTCAGTCTCCGATTCACAGAGTTGTGAACCCGAAATGTGAACAGTAAGAACTCGCGCCTTGATGTGAGCATCTGCGGGTAGGATCGTCTGTATCCGGCAAGTGCAGTTCCAAAGTGCTCCTTGCAGTTCGGGCAGGTTATGGTTGACTGAAACATGTCGAGCCATGTCTGCGTCAGAGTAATTTCAGATATCGTGGGCGAATCTGGATAGCACGAGGCAACTGAATGGAGATTCATCCACCCCAAAGGTCCCCAGATGGACGTCATTACTCTACTTCGCGACAATCATCCCGGCCTCCATACCGCCTTCAAGAATCTCCCTTGCAAGCTGAGGTGGCGTTTTCGGGTTCACGGCGATTCCAGATCCCTTAAGGTGCTCACGAACTTTGGAGTCGCTCATACTCTGCACGGTCTGCTTGATTGTCTTGCGTCGTGCTTTGGCTCCCTTATCGGTGAGGATTCGAAGGGTTCCTTTACGAACCGGCGGGGGCTTGGCGGGATCCCTGACACCCACAATCGGCTCATTTCCGCCCCGCTTTCTAGTTCCCTTCATGACCCCGCGCGGGAAGGTTTTCATGGACTTGTGGCGACCCGCTTTTGGAACTGGTTCTACATGATCTACTTTCTGAATCTTGACGCCGGACATTACACTTATTCAAAACGGATAGATATATTTACAGCGAAGAGATACCCATATGAATACCATGTCATCTGAATGGGAAGCAGTTCGTTCGTATTTCTCCAATGGTGTGCGTCGGATGGTCGATCACCAGGTCGACTCCTACGAGGACTTTATCCGCCACAAGATCCCTCTGATCATCCAGTCGACACCTCCGATCACAGTTTGGCATGAGCAAGATGAGACCATTAAGAAGTATAAGTATGAGTTCAAGTTGTCGTTTGAGAATATTAGCTACATCAAGCCTCGCATCCAGGAGGCAACCGGTCGTGTGAAGCCCATGCTCCCTATGGAAGCGCGCATCCGTAACTTCACATATGCGGCACAGATGTATGTGGATATCCGTTTCATTGCCAGGACCTACAAGGGCCCGATGCTGGATACCTTTGACGAGGAGTCGCGGGTGTTTGAGGGCATCAGCCTGGGTAAGCTCCCTGTTATGTTGGGATCCAGTCTGTGTCTACTGAAGGACTACCCGATGAGTCTTGAGGAGTATGGTGAGTGTGCTCACGATCCTCTGGGCTATTTCATCATCCACGGATCCGAGCGCACGATCCTGTGTCAGGAGAAGGTGGCCGATAACCGCATCATGATCTTCCAGAACAAGAAGTCGGCATCCAAGCACACTCACTCTGTGGAGATCAAGTCCTTGCATGAGTCCTTCACGATGCCTCCCAAGAAGCTGGAGATCCGTATCAGCTCCAAGTTCAATGGTTACGGCAACCCACTGACAGCCTGCGTTCCCCGATTCCGCGAGGATATCCCGGTCGTTGTGTATTTCCGTGCACTGGGTGTCCTGACGGACAAGGAGATCACGAAGATCATCTGGGGATCCGTGGATGATCTCCACGCTGAGTTGTTGTCTGCATCATTCCGTGACGCATCGGAGCTCGGAATCTTCACTCAGCAGGAGGCCATTCAGTATCTGACGAGCCACCTCCAGTATGGCACGAATCAGGAGGATAAGTGCGCATATGTTCGTCAGTTGCTCAACTCCGAGTTCCTGCCTCATGTGCGATTTGCAGGCGAGCTCACGACCACTCCGGTCCACAATGCTCGTAAGACGATGTTGATGGGAACTATGATTCGCAGGCTCTTGCTGACCTATTGCAAGCAGATCCCTTTGGATGACCGTGACGCGTATCCGAACAAGCGCGTGGTGACGACAGGTGCCTTGCTGACCCATCTGTTCCGTCAGCTCTTCCAGAAGGTCTGTAATGACACTCGCAATGAGTTTGTGCAGGAGGTCAACAATGACTCCTGGAAGCGCGGTGAGACTCCCCGTCCAATGGAGATCTTGAATGTAAACAACCTCTACAAGATTCTAAAGCTCTCAGCGATCGAGGGTAAGCTCAAACAGGCTCTGGCTACAGGCAACTTTACCGTCCAGGGTCTTGGTTCGGTTGCATCCATGTCCAATGCTACAAAGGTGGGTGTTTCGCAGGTGCTGGGTCGTATGTCCTACGCAGCGACACTCAGTCATTTGCGTCGTATTCAGACACCGGTTGAGAAGTCAGGCAAGTTGCTTGCACCTCGCAAACTTCACGGAACCTCGTGGGGATTCATGTGTCCTGTGGAGACACCAGAGGGTCATTCGGTCGGTATTGTGAAGAACATGAGTCTGCTGACCTCTATCTCACAGCACGTGCCGTCTAGCACAGTTCTACACTTCCTCCAGGATGACAAGCGGATCGTCTGGATTGACACGCCCCGAGTCTATACCGGGACATCCATTACAGTGAATGGTGTGATCGTGGGCTACACGAACAACCCACATGAGCTTGTGACAGCCTTGAAGTCAGCCAAGCAGGTCCGCCGAATCCATCCGCATATCTCGGTTGCGTGGTATACCCTGATGAACAACCTGTCGATTGAGACGGACGGTGGACGTTGCGTGCGCCCTGTGTTTCGCAAGGGTGCTCCTCCACCCACAGATCGGTCTAGTTGGAATGAGTGGTGCAAGTCGTGCGTGGACTACATTGACTCCTCGGAGACCGAGACGCTCAGGATTGCCATGAGCAAGGACGAGATGACCGATACACACACTCACTACGAGATCCATCCATCTCTGATTGTCGGACACATGGCTTCGACGATTCCACTGTCAGACCATAACCAGTCTCCTCGTAATACCTATCAGTCAGCCATGGGTAAGCAGGCTATGTGCGTCTACGCTGGCAACTTTGCAAAGCGCCTGGACAAGAATGCCTATGTTCTTTGCTCCATTGCTCGCCCGATCGTGGAGACCCGTGCCATGAATATCCTGAAGATGCACGAGATGCCCTTTGGGATGAATGCGATTGTGGCCATTGCCTGCTACGGTGGATACAACCAGGAGGACTCCGTGATCCTGAACAAGTCGGCAGTTAAGCGTGGCTTCTTCCGCGGTCTGTATTACGGCATGTATAAGGATGAGGAACACCGGAACGTTACCTCGGGTCGCGAGGAGAAGTTCATGAAGCCTCAGAAGCACAACACTCGCAAGTACAAGAACACGTCGTATGAGGCAGTGTCGGAGGCGGGTCTTCCGATCATCAATTCGGTCTTGCAGGAGAACGACGTGGTGATCGGCAAGGTCGTGAACCTTCGCAATGACGCTGCTGGATATACGTTCCGCGATGCATCGACGACACATAAGAACTCCGAGCCCTGCCGTATCGACGGCGTGTGGCAGGATAAGAACTCAGACGGGTATCCCTTCATCAAGGTGCGCACGGTCTCTGAGCGTATTCCTCAGATTGGTGATAAGGTCTCTTCTCGTCACGGTCAGAAGGGAACTATTGGAATGCTGATGGAGGAGGAGGATATGCCTTTCACGGCTTCGGGTCTGCGTCCGGATATCATCATGAATCCTCACGCTGTTCCTTCTCGTATGACAATTGCTCAGCTGATGGAGAACATCTTCGGCAAGATTGGTGTTCGCAAGGGGACCCTGGGTGACGGAACTCCGTATTCTCACCTGAAGGTAGAGGACTTGAAGAAGCACATGGTGGATATGGGGATGCATCCCTATGGAAATGAGATCCTGTATAACGGTCAGACCGGTGAGATGATGCAAGCCGAGATCTTCATGGGTCCTACCTTCTACCAGCGTCTGAAGCACATGGTGATTGACAAGAAGCATTCCCGTGCTCGTGGTCCGATTGTCTCGCTGACTCGTCAGCCGTGCGAGGGCAGGTCCCGTGATGGTGGTCTGCGTGTAGGAGAGATGGAACGTGACTGTATGATTTCACACGGCATCTCGGTGTTTACCAAGGAGCGTCTGATGGATGTTTCCGACCCGTTCAAGACGGGTATTTGCAAGACCTGTGGCACGCTTGCCGTGGTCAATCCGGTGGAGGGAATCTACTCGTGCGGTGCATGTGGCAACAAGACTGACTTTGTGATGAAGACCTTGCCCTATGCAATGAAGCTCTGGATGCAGGAGCTGGAGGCGATGCACATTACGCCTAGGATGCTCTTAGAGTAGAGCGACGGCGGTGACGATGACGCCTGGACTTCCGGCGCCCCCCTGTTACTTGATCATCCGTAACCTTCTTCAGGAGAATAGTGTGCTTCTCGAGAATAGCATTTGTAGTAGTTGTATATGATTCCATCGCAGCAGCAACTTTGGAGCAGTAGTCGTCAAAGATTGCCTTGTAAGAGGTCAGAATAACCTGTGTGTCTGTGATAGGGATTAACTTTATTTTTGCCTGTGCATCCAGTGCGAACTTGTCGAAGCTGGACATCAGGGTTCCGGACACTACCTGCAACTGACGTGCATACTTGGTCATGTCCATCTTTGCAGCGTCGGTCTGTGATTTGGGCGGGCACTGAGTGCGAAACATGCGTGCAAACATCCCAGTACAGTAGAACTTGACGATAAAGACACGGACAGACTCAATGCTCGAAGCCTGGAGCTTGACAAGCTGTTTGACAGATCCCTTCATATTCACGACAAACTTGCCAAACTCAACATCCAGCTTCTTTTTCGTTGATGCGGTTGTTCCAATGCCACTGGTCAAGACAGCCTTTGTTGACTCTTGACTGTTCCGAATGGAAATGACTTGATTCTCACCAGCACCACCGAGAATCTGATTCATGTTCGTGATGCCTTCTAGAACGTTGTTTGTGAGTCCTGTTGCAAGCTTGCTACTGAGTTGCACTGTCTTATTCGCATCCTTTGCCACTTCACCGACGGTGCCCAGTGTAACATTCGCAATACCAGCGGTTGTCTTTGCAGCGGTGTTGGTGATTTCTCCGGCACTCGCAACCACCACGGTCGTCGTGTTAAGTCCAACCTTGCTGATATCCTTTGCAGCAGATAGCGATGCCGTTGCAACTTCAGTTGTATTAGTTATTGCAGATGAGGTAACCGCACCAACTCCCTCAAGAGCAGCCGTTGCAACAGCATTTCCTTGGTTGACTGCTGTTCCAACGAGCTTGACGCTTTGGTCAATTACCCGCGTCGACACTTCAAGAGTGCCGGTTGTAGCATTCCCTATGTTATTAACTGCAGTCGTCAAGTTGGACGCCATTAGTTTATCATGTAGATATTTTACATGATGCCCGGATCCTCTGAGGCGATGCACATTACGCCTAGGATGCTATTGGAGTAGGATCATCAGTGTTAACCATTGTATTCAAACTTTCGGTAGAGGGTGATTTTGACATTCCCATCTTACGCTGAATAGCATTCTTTCTACAAAGATATCCAAGCCACCCTGCAACAACTACAAATGCGAGAAATGCTCCAACAGCAATAGGCTCCATTTTTACATTCTTGCGTTCATCCTGAAAGTTTGTCTCAGCCTTAAAACAAAATGAACACTACTACCCCCGCCGGAAACTCCTCTGCTCCCGCTATGTCCGCCGGTCGCCGTGGCACCCGCAAGGGTCCTTCGGCCAAGGCCCTCAAGCGCGTTCTCAAGTCCCACGGCCTCAAGTCGTCGGGCAAGAAGTCCACGCTCCGTGCCCGCGCGAAGAGGGCCCACCTCCTTTCCAAGGCTTAAATCTCTGCTGTAAATAATGCCCAAACACACCCGTAAACTTCGCAAGGTCCGTAGGCGTGGCGGTGATGAGAACTATGTTGTTCCCAAACAATTCATGCCTGCAAATGAGGATGTAAAACCACTTCTTGATGCAAGAGCGAACTTAAAGTCCACTAAAATGAATTGTGCAACACGCGATGCATTTAATCGATGTGTGGCCGGTCGACGCAGGAGAACCCGCCGTCAGAAACACTAACGAACCAATCCCGGGACATCAACATGTTCCACCTTGGTATGTCGCCTAGGGTGCGTCGCCTTAGCCTGTAAATAATTTTTCTCGCTCTTATTCAAACAATCAATATGGGTGGTGGTCTTCTTCAGCTCGTTAGCTATGGTGCGCAGGATATCTACATCTCGGGCAACCCCCAGATCACTTTCTGGAAGGTCCTCTACAAGCGTCATACGAACTTCGCGATGGAGTCCATTGAGGTGACGTTCAACGGCCAGGCCGACTTCAACAAGCGTGTGACTGCGGTGATCAACCGTAACGCCGATCTCATGTATCGCACGTATGTGCAGGTCGTTCTCCCCGCGGTTGACTTCTCGTCTGTCACCACGCTCAACCGCTTCCGCTGGCTCAACTACATCGGTCACCGTCTCATCAAGACGGTTGAGCTCGAGATCGGTGGTCAGCGCATTGACCGCCAGTATGGTGACTGGATGCAGATCTGGACCCAGCTCTCCCAGGATGTGGGCACCACAGAGGCGCTCAATGACATGATCGGCAACACCCACGATCTCGTCCTCATGAAGGACCGCAAGGGTTATGCGCTTGATGCCTCATGCGCGGGCTCCGAGCTCACCAACTCCTGCGCCCCCCGCGCTGGAACCCCGGCGCGCACCCTCTACATCCCGCTCCAGTTCTGGTTCTGCCGCAACCCGGGTCTTGCGATCCCGCTCATCGCGCTCCAATACCACGAGGTGCGCATCAACGTGGAGTTCGAACAGTGGATCAACTGCACCTACTACGAGCTGGTCCTCGCGGCCGGAACGGTGCCCACAAGCATCCAGTCGCTCACGGCTGCGTCGCTCTACATCGACTACATCTACCTCGACACGGAGGAGCGTCGCCGGTTCGCTCAGCAGACTCACGAGTACCTGATTGAGCAGCTCCAGTTCACAGGTGCCGAGTCGATCACCTCCTCCTCCAACAAGATCCAGCTCAACTTCAACCACCCGGTTAAGGAGCTCGTGTGGGTTGTTCAGCGCGACTCGTTCGTGGACTGCACCCCTAACCAGGTCTTCATCCAGGAGGTCAACGGATGCCAGCCTTTCAACTACACGGATGACTTCAGCACGGAGGGCATCGTGATGGACGTCCTCGCCCGTGGCGGTCTGGCCGCGAACGGCGGCGCGGCGGTTCCCACAGCCTCTAACGATGGTCCTTCCGGACCCTACCTCCCGGGTCTTGGTTTCCCGGGCCCTGGACCCTCGCTCAACGGCGCATCCTGGCTCGACACCAACATTGGACCGGGCGGCAACGACCAGGGCATCGTGTTTGAGGACACGACCAACTACCTCCTCGCGAAGGTCATCCTCCAGTCTGGAGTCAAGTGCGAGGGCAAGAACCCGGTCGAGGTTGCCAAGCTCCAGCTCAACGGCCAGGACCGATTCACAGAGCGTGAGGGACGCTACTTCTCCCGCGTGCAGCCCTACCAGCACCACACCCGCACACCGGCCCAGGGTATCAACGTGTATTCCTTCGCGCTCAAGCCTGAGGAGCACCAGCCCAGTGGCACCTGCAACTTCTCCCGTATCGACAAGGCGACCCTGCAACTCACGGTCAGTGTCAACACGGTGCGCTCTGGACGCACAGCCCAGGTGCGCGTCTATGCAGTCAACTACAACGTGCTCCGCGTCATGAGCGGCATGGGTGGTCTTGCATACAGCAACTAAACACCAAAACAAAAAAGCAAACAAGATAACCCAAAAAAACAAAAACAAATGTTGGTCAAAACTGACCTGGATTTGAGTTTGTGTAACTACTTTAATCAAAATACGAAGTAACTGCATCTGAAGAAGATCGACGCGTAATGTTGAAACTCGGAAAGAACTGAAGACATTCGTAGTCGGAACTCGGAGGAAACTTATTTGAGATACGCTGAATGATCTCAGTTGCAAAGTTCCATGCCAAGATGATAACAACGACCTTCTTGTCAAAATACTCTTCAAGCTTTGTCGATCCAACAACTTGGATCTGAGTTCCTGGTGTAAACTTACCATGTTTCAATACAGAATCATCAATGATAAACTTTGGTGCAAGGGGATTTGGTGACGAATCAAAGATATAGTTCAAAAATACATTGCCTTTTGCGGCAGCTCCGAATCCAAGGATATGATATCCTGATTGAGAGTAGTTCTTAAGAACATCGAGGCACTTGGACTTCAGAGAGCGAATAGAACTAGCATACTTTGTATAAAAGTCGTCTGTATAGAGTCCAAGACGCACTTCATCTTGCAATATAAGGGTATCCGGAGTAGGAAAAATACCCTTTTTGATCTCAAATACATAAGATATTCCGTGAATTGGTGTCTTGTAGACATGTACTAAAGTACACCCTGCATTCTTGGCAGCATGCATCATAGATCTGACTGTAAAAAATGAGATGTGCTCGTGATAGATTGTATCAAACTCATTATTGGCATACATATGTGCTTGAGATGTTTGAAGTACGAGAAGTGTCTTATCAGACATGACATTCGCACATGTTTGAATAAAGCCAACTGGGTTTGTGACGTGAGCAACTACATTCTCTGCAATGATAAGGTCGAGATCGATACCATCAACGAGGGTGCACGGTTCTGTTCCCCAGAACTTACAATCGATCGTATGACCCTTTGCCACTGCCTTTTTGACCTGATTCCTTGCAGGGTCAACACCATATGTCTTCCACCCAAGTGCCTTAAACTCGTCTAGCTGATAGCCGTCATTACATGCGAGTTCGAGAACTGTCGGGTTAACCTTTGTAATGCGCCGAGTATACGTCTCAGCTATGCGCTTGAAATCATCACGTAAAGTTTGTGATGTGCCACTCTCATAGATATAGTTCCGAAAGAGGCTCTCCCGATCTACAATATAGCTAAGCTGGGTATGACTACAATGCATGCATCGATACACCTCTAGTGGATAAGAGGGAACCTCTTCGCTTACATTTATAAAATTGTTTGCAAGAGGTTGGGTGCCAAGATCAAGAACGCTTTCGATTTTTGCATTACGACAGATCAGGCACTTCATATGAAGACCGATTGGAGTATTGATTCGTTCAAGAAGATCTTTCTTATTATTTTCATAGTATGAATGAATAGAATCTTGGGTCCCCTTGAATGTATAGTTAAATCGATCACATAGTTTAGAACAATCCATTTGAAATCCCGTGTCTTTAGATGTTATATTCATACGTAAGCTTGTGTTGGTTTTTTCAGTAATCAATCTTGCAGCGTCTCCAACCGTAGTATTAAAAGATCCAACATTAAAGATGTCATTTCTAACTGA